CGGACGAAATCACGCACCCTGTGTCGAGCATTCCGGTCATATCAACCTTAAATTCATTGCCGTTGACGGCAAACCGCACGATCTGTCCGGCATCGGTTGCGTTTACTGTGATTTTCGGGAACGAACGAACATCACCGGGATTGAACAATCCGCCGTCAACGATCATCCGCACTTTATCATCATCAGGATATCTACGCCGCTTAAACGGCGAGCAAATAAAAGGAATCGTTGCCTGCATCAGGTCGTTGCTGATATTGGAAAACGCTACCTCATCAAGGATTTGTGCATCATAGGCTTTCCCTTTGTCCGTGGACAGAATCAGGGTTCCGCTTCCGTGTAGCCAATTGATGATGTGCGGTGTTTTCACGTTGTCCCTGGTTGTCTGGACGACGATCTCTTTCACAGTTTCATCGTAGATATCTTCCCCTTCTTTCATGGTCAATGATCCAGCACGACCGGGGATATTAATAATCTGATACCGTTCACGGGGTTTTGTGGTTTTCGGCATTTGTTTAATCCACAACCCGTTTTCGTGGCTGTTTTCGCTGTTCCAAATGAAAGATGAAACCATCATTTCACCCCCTTATGCCCCAAAACCAGCGGCCCTGCGGCTTTCGGTTCCGCCAATATAGCCATCAACCCTGCGTCCGCTGTAATCGACCACAGCACGGCCAAATGTTTTTTCTCCGACCACCAATTTCAGGTTTCTCATATCGTTCCGCAAGGCTTGAAGCTCGCCAATCAAAGCCGCATTTCCCCCGCCGTTGCGGTATTCGTCTGCTTCCTGCTTTGTCAGCACGGCTTCTCCCCTGTGTAGGGTTGCCCTCAGATTGTCTTCCGGCACCCAATCAATTCCCGTGGCAAATCCAGGTCTGCCACCGCCCCCGTAATACCAGTTATAGTAAGCGCCTGAATTCATTGTCGTTTCGGGATGTGTGAGCATCGTCAACGCCTTTGACGCACTCCCGACAGCTCCTGTCAGTTCCTCAAGCGCTGAAGCAGCTACGAGATAATCAGTTTTCGCTATAACAAGCTGGTCGTTCAATTCCTTTATCGTTGAGCTTGCTGTTTCGTATGCCTGTTCCTGTTCCGTTATGGTTTTCAGATAGCCTTTTACAAGCGGCTCCATCTCGTTATAAGCTTGATTTCCTTCTCCGCCCGTGGCTTCTGTCAGCCATCTCTCAGCCTGTTCTTTTGCCTGTTCTGCGGTCATCCCTTCAAAAGATGTGTTAACCGCTTCTTTGGTAACGGAATCAATGATCTTCCCTTTGAACAGTTCTTCAAGCCCCTTCTGCGCTTCTCTGATAGAGCTTTTTGCAACGCTCATGTTGGTTTCGGCTTCCCAAACTTTTCCTTGCGCTTCGACCATAATATCTTCTTTGCTCTTCAGCGCACGTTGTTTGGCTTGAGCAATGGCAAGCTCTTTTGTCTGCTTGTTGAATTCCGTTACCTTTTCAAGGGCTACATTCACGTCTGCGCCGTATTTTTTAATGATATCTCCTGCGCCAGGAAGCACATCATTGAGGTCTTTAACGGCCTTTTTCCATTCCTCCGTATTGGTTGCAGCATCGCCGTATTGTTCCACAAGGTTCTTGAGGTACTCCGTGATCCCTCCGGCCTTTGTGCTGCTTTCAACGGCTTTAGTGATCGATTCGTTCATGCCATCCGTGACACCGCCGAAAGCTTTCAGTATTTCATCATTTTCATCCACACCAAGCAGGCCGGAAAACAGCCCCTCAATCAGGGAACTAGCAAGGGAAACCCCGGCAGTGAACAGGCCTGAAATAACCGTTGGCGCACCGGAAACGATGTCACTTAACGCTGAACCAATAAACGTTCCAACAGCGTTTCCAAGCTCGCTTATTTTGCCCTGATCGGCCTTTTTAGGATCAAACAGGTTAACAAGCCCATCAATCAGCCATCCAACAAGATCCGTTCCGCCTTCAACAACCGATGTAAGAATATCAACACCACTTGAAATCAAATCCGTCACAGCCTGTGAAGGAAGCGCCGTGATTGCTTCCGTGATAGCGTTCACAAGCTCCGGCGTATTTTTCATGGTGGTGCTTAACGTTGGGGCCAAATTGGTTTTGATATATGTTTCAAAAGTGGATTTGAAATTGTCGGACGCTTCTTTGAGTTTTGCTTTATCCTGTTCTCCGCCGATAGAAGTAAGAAAGTCAGTCCACGCTGCTTCCAATGATGCTTTACTGCCGGAAATGGTTTCCGCAGCTTCTTCCGCTGTAGTTCCGGTGATTCCCATCTCGGATTGTATGGTATGAATTGCTCTCACAAGCTGATCAAACGTAATCCCATCAAGGCTGTCAATCTGCCGTCCAAGAATTTTACTATCATTGACAAGTCGGATCATTTCGGACGCTGTACCACCGTATCCGAGCTTCAGATTGTCAAGCATGGTATAGTTTTGTTTCGCAAAACCCATGTATGCGTTCTGAATCGTGCTGATATCTGATCCCATCTTATTGGCATTATCAGCCATGTCAACTACAGCCATATTGGCAACATCCGCCGCTGCTTCTGTATTCCCTCTCAAGCCTTGGAGCAAGGAAGCGGAGAATGAGGTGACCGTTTCCATGTAGTCATTTGCAGACAATCCGGTTGTTCTGAAACTCTCTTTTGCATATTTGGCAACTTTCCCGGATGACTGCTTAAACAGGGTTTCAACGCCGCCAATCAATTGCTGGTAATCAGCGTATCCCTGAATAGCGCCCTTGACTACACCGGTGATGGAGGAAACAGCCTTCTTAACCATATCTGCGGCAATGTTGCCAGCAGCAACGGTCATTGCGCTCATTTTCCCGGCGAGTTGTTCACCCATCTTTTCGGCGTTACTCACACCCTGTTTATATGAGCTGTCATCCAGCGTTATTTTCGCCGCAAGGGTCAGTAGATCCATTGTTGTCCTCCTCCGTCGCTCCTGCGAGCAATTCGTCTATCCGGTCGCATACGTGCTGTATGATTTCGGCGGCTGTTTTCAGCTCAGGTGGTCTTTTTTTGAACGGGTTTCTGTAAACCTCTTCCAACTGATATCCAAATCTTTTTACCCGGTTCGTATCCACCTTCGCACCTGCCGCGATGGTGTACAGCATGTCAGCAGCAAACCTCTCGAACCTTGCTCTTTGGCCCATTGCTTCATGCTCAAGCAGCCGTCTAAGACTCGCAAGGGTTAACGGCTTGTAATAATAAACAACATACGTTACTTCGCTCCATCCGTAGGAGCTGACGAGCCGAAAAAACCCATAACGTCCTTGATGATCGCGTTCCGGAGCGCCTGCGCGTATTCCGCGTCTCCCAGCTTCTGAACAGCCGCGGTGGTTTCGTCCATGCTCATCGCGATGATTTTGTCCGCGAGATCCTTGTCTGTCTTCAGCAAAAGCGCAGAAATCTGAATCACGACTGCGCTGAATTTCACCATTGGCATGTCTTGCTCAAATTTATTGAGCAGGTCGTTCATGCCGTCAATCTCAAAAACGCGGCCGATGATCTCCATCTTTTCGGCCAGCTCTGTCCGGTTCTTTGCTGCCATTTCCTTTTTGTCCTCCTTACAAAAAGTTGGGGAGGGGATTCTCTCCCGCTCCCCGTGTTATTAGGTTCCTCAGACTGCCTTTCCAAAGAAAACGACCTCAAACGGCGCATAGTCGTAGTCATCCACCTTGTCCTGACAAGCATGGAACTCAACGCCAACAGCGCCCTCATTCTTATCCTGAAAGGTGAATGTGAAATCTGCGGTGTTGACAGCGTTGTACAGGCAGATCAGCACTAACCGACCATCCGCCAAATCACCGACCCAGCACAGGTCATCAAGATAGGAATCATCCGTGAGTGCTGTGGTCATTTTGACGGTCTTTTTGTTTCCCGAGGTGGTGACCGTGGTTCCGAGCGCGGTCGCGAAATTCTCCGGGGTCGTCTCCACCAGCGTGGTGGTCAGGTTCGGGTCGCTGCTGTCCACGAAGGTGCCGCCCTTGAAACGGTACCGCAGGCCGTCAACGTCCGGGTTCCGCATCTCCCGGGAAACCGTGAAGGTGCCGCCGCCGCGGGTCGCACCCAGCAGTTTTGTTCCGGCTGTGATGGCGCTCTTGATCGCCGTCAGCAGGGCGGCCGCATCCGCGCATCCGTCCGCGGTGTCCTTGAAATTTTTCAGGAAAATGCCAACGTTCAGCTGCAGATTGTCGAATGTCTCCTCCCGCAGCGCGGACAGGGAACCGGGAGCCGCGAACTGCTGAAGTTTCAATTTCATCATCATTTTTCTCCTTCCTCCGAAGTTAAACCCCCGGTAATTGGTATGCATTGATTGACAGGTTGATATAGGCGCTTCTGAAATCGCCGTCAACCATGATCTGAATCAGAGGCGTTTCCGGCCAGATGATCAGGTATCCGCCATCAAATGGGATATTTTTTCCGTATCCGATAGCCTGAGTGATCTGATCCGCTTTCTGAATGATGCTCGTGTTGGATGTCGTTCTGTCCCACACCTGCACATACATAGACGCTTTCTGGTTCCATTCCGGAACACTCATGGAATAGGTGATGTACGGCAGCTCAACTTCATCGGGAACAGAATCCGCCGCGTATGCCGGCAGACCAAACCCAGAAAAAAATGTTTTCAGCGCCGCTGCTGTCCTGTACATCTCATTCCTCCGAATCGTGCGGCAGTTGCCACTTTTCCACCTCAATCAGGCGCTTATTCAGCGCACTGAAGCTCGGCGTCTTCCGGTCTGTGCCCGGATTGGTTACCCGATATATCTGACCGTTGTCGGTTCTTCGGAAAGCCTCGTGGAAGTCCAGATCCAGCGTCTTGTCCACATAGATCCGGTACGTCCTGGCGACCCCCTGCTGCTCCGCAACGGTGATCTCCGGCGCGCTTTCGTATTCCCATGCCGCCTGAAAGTGCACGCCATCCACCCAGACGGTCTTATATCCGCCAACCGGATCATCCGTCCTGGTTTTCACCAGAAGCACACACTCAGCGTTGTACTCATCCATCAGGCTCATACAAAGGGCCTCCTCCAGCGCTCCAGCGATTTTCCGAACTGATCCCGCCATGTCAGCGGTCCCGACCCTCCTGATCCGCCATTTCCGGATTTCAGCGTGTAGCTGTACCCATTGAAGCTCTCGCTCTGCATCGGGCTGTTCAGCTGTGCGCTGTTGCTTTCCACCCATTGGCTGATCTCTCCTGACAGCGTAAGCAGTGCAGGAGGAACACTGCATACGCGTATCGTTCCGGCAAACGTTTCGTCACGAAGCCCCGCCGCCTCAGTATCGTCATCATTCTTGATGCCGTTTGCGTGGAAGGTATAAACGCCGTCATTCCGCCTGCTGCCGCAGACCAGGAACCGGTCACCTTCTTCAGCATCAAAAGCAGGGGAGATCGCACCGCCGGAAATGGTATACGTCACTTCCTTTGCGCTGATCGGCACAAAGTAGTTGTGGATGTATTCCATGATCTCCTGAAGCATCACGATCTTCCTCCTGTCATTTCTTTGTTGTTGTCCGCTTCTTCTCGGTTGCCGTTTTCCGGCCGCCAGCGGCCTTTTTCGGCGCTTCTTCCTTCCGGGCTTCCTCCGGTCCGTCCTGGGTTTCCTCCGCCTGAATCAGCCGCAATCCCGCCCGATTGTGCCCGCTTTCAAGCGCTTCCAGCCTGTCCTTCGGAATTTCTCTGCCGTCGAAGGGGAAAGGCTCCCCTTCGCGGTAGAGATGCCCGTCTGTATTGTCGCGCCACGTGACCGTGCTGATGTATTTCATCACGCGTTCAGCGGCGTGGCGGTCTTGGTGGCGATGAACAGCGCGGTCGGGTTGAACAGCGCCGGCACAAACAGGCCCTCGGCCTTCGTCCAGACGATCTTAGGATCGTCTTCGACATACTGAC